AAAAACCAAGCTGGCCTAAAACCGAGATAGATGAATGGACCTCCTCCTGATGCTACTCCATTTCCTTCATAGGTTCCAAACCTGCTGTAGCCTTTGACTTCACTAAAACAATAAGCTACAAAAGTATTAGTATTTTCATTCACTTGACCATCTGAATCAACAGTAAATACACTTGTTGTTGGTGCTGTATTGTTAAACATTGGGTCAGAAACTTGTGCTGTATTGTCATCTAATCTTAAATACTTTTGTAAATCTATATTTGTGTTAAGCATAGTCCAAGGGTCTGCAGCACTTCTTTTTTTTATTAAAACTATTTTTGGTGCTGTAGTGCTTAGTCCATGACCAATCGTTGCACCTGATACTCCATTTCCTGTATAAGACACAATACTAAATCCAGCAGTGGTGTTTGCAGATACAGAACTTGTTATACTTCCATTAGAGTTTGATGATGCAGAGCCACCAGCTAACCAATTCCATGAGACAAATGAATTGTCTCCTGAAGCTGACGCATTTACATTAGCTTGTGTTCCTACAGTAAAACCATTACTATCAAAACTTTTTAAACTTTCACTGCTCTCAGTTTCAGCACCAGTTGTATCAGTCCTCATTCTTTTATGAACTCCACGAACAGAATCAAAAACTTGGTGGTTATGACTATCGTCCCTACATTTGATCCAGACCCAATCTGGTTGCATATTCTCTGAACCATCTAAAGTAATAGCATTTGAACTGCCTGTTCCTGTGTATAGCTTTGTTTGAAAATAAAGCTCTGGGTTATCTATTGTTGTATAAGCCATATATTATCCGTATGTTGCCACGTTTTTAGTATTGAGCGCATAGTAACCGCTAGGAACAGCATATTCAAAGTTTCCATAGCCATTACCATCACTATTTCCTGATGAGATTGTATAAGGTGGAGAACCAAAATTAAATTCCCAACCAGTAGCATTACTATAAACTCTGCCACCAAAAAAATATTCTTTATCAGCAGTTATAGATAAAGCAGTATTAGTTATAATTGTTCCATTTTTATAAAAATGAAGCTCGTTGTCATCTAAATTTACACGAACTCCTATTATATCATCATCTGTATAACTTGCTAAACCAGTTGTTGAAGCAGAACCATTTGTTCCTATACTTCCGTTTTCATTATAAAAATAACTATCACTTGTACTACCTAACCAACTTCCATTTACTTGAAGAAGACTATCTGTTGCAACTATTCCAATTGTAGCATAGTTATCACCAGCTACGTTTGCCTTTGCTTCAAAATACCATTTACCACTTGAAACACCAATTGTACTAACATAATTGTTTTCTCCATTACCAGTATTTAAACCTTTTAAATTTCCCTCTGCTATTGATTCGTTTGCGTTTAATCCAGCATACAATGGATTTATTGTTGCAAAATTATTTGTGCAGGTATCAGTAGATTGATTTACTGCGGCTATATTATTAGCGCTGAAATCACTTGCGTTTGATGAAGCGTCATTTCCTAAATTACTACTATCTTTAAAGTCTAAATAAAATCCATTATTACCAAATGTTAAATCATCTTTACAATCTTTTGGCTTCCATACTGTCGGAGTATCTTCATCAAATTCTCCAAATGATGAGGGGGTAAGTGCTTGACCATCTAAAACAAAAATCTCTGCTAAATAACCATCCCAATTATTACCACCAGAACCTTTATCCCCAACCCTTGTGACACCGCCATTTTTAAGATATTCAGTAACCGCATTTTCTGATGGATAAGAACTACTAGCAAAATTTGTTTCTTGTGTTCCATTAATGTATAATTTTATTCTGTCAGTTGAAGTTCCTTCCGTGGAATCAAATACTGCAACAACATGATACCAAGCTGAAGGATCTCTAAAATATCTACTTGTGGTTACTTGATTTGTGCCATTAGCAACACAAGAGAAGTTTAATTGATTATTAGAAGTAATACCTATTTCATTTGTATAACTACCATCTGCATGACCTCCAAAAAAATATCTCGTGGTTCCAAGATGTGCACCTACTTTAAACCAAATTGATATGGTTATTTTTTTTCCATCTGATTGATCTTGGGATTCATTTCTGGTTAAATAGTCACCACTATTTCTATCTACTCTTAATGAGTTATCAACATCATATCCACTTGATAAAGTATTCGCACCTAATATAGTAGGCATTTATTAATCCTCCAATGTTGGTAATTCACCCAAAGGTCTTGTCAAACTTCCGTCTTCTTGTTTAGTATATGTATAAAGAGTTTCTAACGCAGGAGTGTCAGAAGCGTTTGTGATTGCTGTTTCTTGCTCTGCTTGTTTTGATCTGACAGCAGCTCTGTGTGTTGCTATAGAACTAGGAACTGCTTCATCTGTATCTGCTTTTCTAATTACATACCAGTCTGTTTTACTTAATATGCTCTCTGCATGTTTCTTGACATCTCTAATTAATACTGTTTTAAGACCCTCACTTCTAACATCGCCCTCAGTACCTAAACCATCTGTTTCATCTTGTGCTGTAAATAAAGTATCAGCATGTTTTTTTGCAGTAGCGTCACCATATGATCCTGTGACCTTACCACCACTAAAAGCATAGGTTATATTTGTATTGGTATACCATTTCTCATCTTTCTTTTTAGAGTTATCCATCTCAACAGTATAGATACCAATAGCATTTCTCTCTGCTTCTGTCCATAAAGTGTATATTGTTTTAGGGTGTTGTACACCATCAATGATAATACCTTTATTACCATTTAACATTTTTGTGATTGATCCTGATTCTACTAATGCAAACATAATATTAACTTAAAGTTAAGTTTAAGTTTCTCCCTACTTCTAACCATTTTGATCCGTTATATCTGAAAACAAAAAGGTCGCCCTTTGAGGCAGTTGTTGTTAATGTTGGTGCTGTATCTTCAGCAAACTCGTAAGCGTTGTTGAATGATACTGTTCTTGATCCTGTGCCGTCTTGAATAATTAATAAACTTATGAACGCACCTGCAACACCACCAGAAGCAGCACCCAATGTTCTATTTCCACCTAGTGTCACCTTAGCAACAGGTTGTGTTATAGCATTCCAAGATATTGATGATGTGTCTGTCAGAGTTGCCTCTGCGTTGTAGGCAGCAGCAGAAAATACAGCCGCACCTGAGTTTGACATATCTAGGGTTAGTGAGGTAACTGGCGAACCGCCATCGTCACCTTTGAATATGATGTCTTTGTCTTGTACAGCAGCGTCAATCACAAAATCACTTGAACTATTTGTAAATGTACCAAAAGTCGTACCGCCATCTGCAAGATTAATATCAGCGCCGTCAGCGTCTAGTGTTATATCACCTGCAACATCAACAGTTAGATCACCACTTGATAAATCTATCTCTGTGCCATCGATTGTGATATTGTCTATCGCAACACCAGAGTTAATCACTGGTTTTTGTGAGAAGGTTACTACACCACCAGAAGAAATTGCTAATGCGTCTGTATCTGAAGCAGAACCTATATTACCTGCGTCAGCGATTACAACATTTCCACCTGATACTATATTACTTGATGTTGTTAAAACACCAGCAGAACTTAAACTCATTTTTTCTGCAGCAGCTTCTGAAGCAGCAGTTTTGAAACTTAATTTTGTTGCGTTGTTAGATGAACTAAAGTCGCCTTCTGAAACAGCAGCGATACCAGCAGCAACTAATATTGCGTCTGTGCCTGTTCCCTCATCTGGTGCTTGAAAGTCTATTGCACCAAGAACATCATTAACAGCGATATCTGTCTCACCAGTTTGTAATGTTAAAGTTGCCTTTGTATCATCACCTGTTGCTGATGTTTTTAAACTTAATCCTGCGTCTGCAACGTGTGTCAATAATACATCTTGGTCAGCGCCCCATAATATCTGAGCACCGTCATGTAAATAAAGATCAGCAAATTCTAAAGAAGTTGTTCCTAGACTTGCACCGTTAGCAGCGTCTGGCACGAAAGCAGTCGTAGCTGTGATTGTCGTACCTTGTAGTGTTCCTGCACCAGTCACATTTGCACCACTAAATGTTAATGCAGTTGTTGGTGTTGAACCTGATTTAATCACTAACTCACCACTAGAGTTTGTTAAACTAGCAAAAGTAGTGCCACCATCTTTTAATATTACATCAGCACCATCAGCGTCTAATATAATATCAGCGCCACCATCGATAGTAAAATCACCACTATCAGATATCGTGCTACCGTTTATAGTAATATCATCAACTGTTAAAGTTGTTAGAGTTTTACCCTCGATGTATGTTGCAATTCTTGAAATAGCAGACTTTCTGTTTGTACCACCTGCACCATCGTCAACTATGAATAAGTCAGCGTCAGCAAGGTTAGCACCTATGTCTGTCGAGCCATCGATATCTAAATTATCTACTGAGAAAGCACCACCTTCAGCACCCATGTAAGTCTTAACACGAGAAGCGGTTACTTTTCTATTTGTACCACCAGCACCATCATCAATTATAAACAAATCAGCGTCAGCCACAGCAGCGCCTATGTCTGTCGCACCATCGATATCTAAAGTTGTTAGTGGCGTTGTTCCTGCAGTTAATCCAGCACCAGATAATACAGGTGTTTGACTAAATGTGACCACACCAGATGATGATATCGCCATAGAGTCAGCGTCACCCGCTGAACCTATCGTTCCATCATTTGATACAGCGATTGTCGTAGCAGTTAATGCCTGAGCAGCGATTGTACTACCAGATAAAGCAGTGAAAGTGTTTGCAGTAAATCTGAAATCATCAGCACCTGCAATCTTAATATCTATCTGGTCATCTGTATCAGCAGTAATCGAAGTATCGCCGTCAAGATCGATAATCATCTCATTGGCGTTTAGATCAATTAGTTGTGCCTTTGTTAGTGCCATGTTTTTCCTTTACTATGGTTTAGTCGGCCAAGTGACATTATTACATTTGTCAACTGTATCTTTGCCGTCTGGTAAATCTCTTAAATTTTGTCTGTAAGTTTTCATGTCGTCACTCATAGTCACATCTGATAGAGCATAGAAATCTGTTTCCACAAGTCTTCTATTTCTCTCTCGTCTTAAATTTGCTTGTGCTCTTGCGAGAGCGCCATCTGCCCACGCCTGTTCTTCAGCGTCTCTAGCAGCCTCTTCCTCTGCTGTGAACTGTACTACTTCCCCATTTATATTATGATATCTTGGCATTTAATAATTCCTTTTAATACTATTTATAATCATTTTCTAATTGATTCCATATAAAGATACTGTCCCAGAATCTATATTACCAGTGTGAAATTTAAATTGTATCTC